ATTTTCCGTTTCCAGATGTCCCATGCAAGATTTTGGAGATACAAAAGGCACATCCGATCTAATGTCTCTTATAGTCGCTCCAACATACATTGAGACCCATTTCGCAAATTGATCCTCACCAATATAAGCCTCTATTTCATAATTTCTATCTTGTCCTTGCGCATGATCATCACCATAGACTCTCGCCATCACAGTCTTATCTAACATCTGCTCTTGGAAATAAGACTTCAGCACATCACTCATCTCGTAACTTTGCATTATACAGAACAAGAAAAAATATAAGAGAACTATAAATGAATTTCCATGAGCAGTCATCCATGCTCCTGTTGGCATTTTTCCTATGACCAGGCCCCACATACGAGCACAGATATGGACTATTCTAGCCGCTATTTGACGAGCACAATATTCTAAGACTCTCATCATCACGTCATAATATGGTTTCTTCGGATTATAGTAAATTCCTCCCAATGTATAAAAAAGTTGTAAAAACACATAATGTATTGTTTGATCTAATGCTGAGAAATCACCATCACCTAATCTCTTCTTAGTTTCCAATCCAGCTTTTATTCCAAACTGTTTAGCAAATTCATGAGCTCCCCCTCTTGCCCATTTCATACCTATACAAATACCGCCCCATCGTTCAAGCAACATCCGTACTGTCTGACACACTTTTTCTTGAACTATAAAAAACATATTTCCTATCTCAAAAGTTCGTGCCTTACCGACAAATTTTTCCCATGCTTCGGTGAACAATTGATCTACCCAAGAGTACTTTGTTTCCGTTTTCCAGGATTGAGTAAACACTACAGGAGGAGGGTTCTTGCCTGACCAAAAATTATGTGACGCATCTAACACTGCCTCAAATGCATGTATTTTTTTATTACTTGCTTTTACTTCCACTATCACTGAGTCTGACACTCTTATTACTTTTGGCTTTTCTAAGAAAAAACCTGCTGATGCTCCAAGATACATATCTTTCACTCTGTCCATTGTTACTATGGGATCAAAGGTTCCAAATTTGTCACGAGTGCCTATTGTATCATACAGATAGTCAAGGGCTTCTGGCACATGTGTCATTACTTTTTTTAAATTATCTGTAATGACATCTGTTGGTCTGCTATGTTTTGCAATTATTCTGACAACTTTTTCATCTTCCATTCCTCTCATGGCTGAAATAACATGCGGACGTCCATTAGTGCCTCCAAACGATTTATTATAATTAGAGTGCGACCTCATCACTAACGCTAGAAGTGAGGGAACTTCCTTCCCATCCTTTTCACTTTTGTAATTC